ACTGCGACCGCAGTCCCTACACAGGAGGCCACCGGCGACAACTAGCAGCTCTGCTAGTTGAGACTGGATTCTGGCCTCCGACTATTACATTCGAAACAGAGGATCTGGCGACCTGCGTTCAGATCATCAACGAACAGAGACGAAAGCAATAATGCCAGCATCAGTCGGAATTGAGTATGACGGACTGAAACAAGCTCTTCGTGAGATCGGCAAAGTTGATCCTGCTCTGCGTCGTCAGATCACAAAAGACATCAAGTCCGCTGCTGATCCTCTCGTCTCCGCCATTAAGGACTCAATTCCATCAACCCCTCCGCTCTCTGGGCAGAAGGGATTCTCGCGCACCTCTTGGAAAAACGAGTCAAAGAATATCGTCGTCAAAGTAGACACACGAAAAGCGCGCAAGCGCAACCTTCAGCAAGGCGCACAATTTGAGTCCATCGGAACTGTGAGGATCACTGCAAAAGGTGCAGCTCTGTCAATGACCGACATGGCAGGCCGAGGCCCGAACCAAACACGAAACAGCAACCCTCTTCGAGCACGACCAAATTTCGCTAACGAATTGACAAGCAAACTCCGAACACCTTCACGCTTCGTCTGGGCGCGATCAGATGACTATCTAGACGAGATCACCCGTCGCGTAGATGCGATCGTGGTAGAAGTAATGGATCAAGCAAACAAGAGGATCGTGAAACGCTAATGGCAATCAACCTCCCCATCATCAGCGAATGGAATCCTGCGGGCATTAACAAGGCGATCAATGATTTCAAGAAGCTTGAGACCAACGGACAGAAGGCATCGTTTGCCATCAAGAAGGCAGCAGTCCCGGCAGGCCTTGCTCTGGCAGCTCTCGGCGCTGTCGCTTTTGACGCTGTAAAAGCGTTTGCCGAAGATGATGCTGCAGCACAAAAGCTTGCCACGACTCTACGGAATACCACTGGGGCAACAAATAGCCAAGTCGCCTCCGTTGAGGACTTCATTACGAAGACTTCAATCGCTGCAGCGGTCACCGACGATGAACTACGGCCTGCTCTTGACAAGCTTGTTCGAGGCACTGGCGATGTCACCAAAGCTCAAAAGCTCCTGAATCTTGCGCTGGATGTCTCTGCCGGTACAGGGAAAGATCTCGGTGCAGTTTCAGACGCACTGTCAAAAGCTTTTAATGGAAATTTGGGTCCGCTTAAGAAGTTAGATCCAGCCCTTGCCAGTCTTGTCGCTAACGGAGCTACTGCCGACGAAGTCTTCGCAGCTCTCAGCAAAACTTTCAGCAATCAAGCATCTACGGCAGCAAACACCACGCAGGGCCGAATGAAAAGTCTGTCTATCCAGATGGGCGAATTCAAAGAATCTGTCGGTGCAGCTGTCGCACCAATTCTTGAAAAACTTCTTCCAGCGTTTACTTCCATTGGCAATTTTATTCGAAACAACACAGGTCTCGTCGTCGGTTTCGGTGCTGCTTTTGCAGCTCTCGCCGTAACCATTTTGGCTGTCAATGCTGCGATGAAAGCGTATGCAGCTATTCAGGCCATCGTTAACATTGCAACTATTGCTCTCACAGCATCCACCTATGCGCTCTGGATCGCTACAGGTGTCGCAGTCATCGTCGCCATCATCGCAGCACTGGTCGCGCTACAAGTCAAGTTCGACATCTTCGGCAAAACCGTCAACGCAGTCAAAACAGTATTCACTCAGCTCTGGGATGTCGCTCGCTTCGTATTCGGTGCAATCAAGCAAGGGTTCAGCGAACTCAAAGACCTAGGTGCTTCAATCTTTGACGGCATTGGCGGAGCGTTCAAGGGAGTCATCAACGCAGTCATCTCAAACCTTGAGCGAGGCTTAAACGCTGCTATCAAAGGCTTAAACATTATCCTTGACGGCATTGACAAAGCAGCCGGTCCGTTAATCGACTTCGGCACGATCCCCGATGTCAAACTTCCTCGACTAGCTGAAGGAGGCATCGTCACAGGCCCAACGATCGCCATGATCGGCGAACGCGGTCCAGAAGCAGTCATACCGCTCAATCGTGCCGGCGGAATGGCTATGGGCGGAGCCAACATCACGGTCAATGTCAACGGCGGAGACCCGAACGCAATCGTGAGAGCTCTTCAGCAATACACGCGCAACACAGGACCGCTTCCAGTTGGTATTCAATGAGCTCCGAAAATTGGCAGTTTTACATCGAGTACTGGAATCCTTGGCCTGATATTGATTATTTTGAATATGTAGGAAAAGTCCTCTCATTTTCAGGTGATGTGGCAAGAAAGTCATATTTGGATCAGTACAGCGGAACCACTTACCAAATTACTATTGAAAACAACAATGACGAAGCAGCTCAACTTGTCAGAGGTAGGTACTTTGCAATCTTTTTTGAAGACTTGCAATACTTAATATCTGGTCGAATTTCAGGTATTACCTTCCAAGATGCAGCTGGCCTTGATCAAGGAATTTCAACAGCCACAATCAGTTGCTCGGACCCCATTTCACAAATGGGCAAATTTACTGTAAACAATTTCGTGTTTCCACAAGGAACTACGGGAGACCAAGCAATTATGCCAAGCGGAACATATAATTCGTCAATCATTCCGTCAGTTGCAGCAACCGACACAAGCTCAATAGCTTCAAGCTCAACATATTCAGGGACACTCTTAAACAAACTGAACCTTTTAATGAACACCGAAAAAGGTCAGATGTGGCCGGGAGGCGGGACAAGTCTCTATTTCCTTGGCAGAGCAATCGTTGCCCAGCCGAGCGGTATTTCGTTTGTTCGTAACACCACTGGAGTCACTGGCGAAATTCCTTATGTCCAATTCAACAGAATCCAACTTGGTGACCAATTCATGAACCAAGTTTTAGTTGAACCAGAATCTGTCGCAACACAATTCGGATCGTCGTCAGCATCTATTAACGCTTACGGCCCGTCAGGATATTCGATATCCACACTTGACTACACGACCACTCAAGCTGCAGGACTTGCTTCATGGTTGGCAATCATGCAAGGCGACCCAACTGACTACAGATATGAAATAACGGTCACAGATATAACTGCTGACAAAGCTGACATAGAGCAACTAATAACAAATCTTACTTATGGTTATTCTCTAGTAACTGTTGAATGGTTAAAGCCCGGAGATATAAGCGAAACTGTTGTCGAGGCAGTCGTAGAGGGATACTCATTTAATGCAATACCGGGAGAAACTCAATACACCTTTTATTTGAGCGCAGCAACTTTTTACCAGTATTTCATTCTTGACAGCACTACTTTTGGTATTTTAGATACCAGCCGTCTCGGTTGGTAAAGGAGAAAACATTATGGCGATCACACCTAACACCCTGTTCAGTAGTGGGTCTGTATATACAGCAGATCAGGCAAACCGTTTCCCTCGTGGGGTAATGCAATTCAACACGGCAAGCACAACTGACACTTCAGTCACTGCTGAAGAAATACAAATTACTTTGCCAGCGTTCACTGCCGCAACTGGGAGACTTTACCGAATTTCTTACTATGAACCCGGTTTTGGTTCAAGTGTTGCTGCTGCTATGACTATGCGAATTCGATTAACAAATCTTGCGGGCACAATCCAACAGCAGGGCATTGTTTACAACACAGGCGCACAACAACAAAACGGGTTTATTACAAACATTGTAAGTTTTACTGCTGGTTCAGTTGTTCTTGTTGGAACATTGCAAAACAGTGCAGGAACAGGTACAGCGAACCGTTCAGGGACAACACAAGGAATTTTGATGGTAGAGGACATAGGCGCATCATGATCGTTTATATCGGCGGAGACACCGCAGAAGAACAGACAACAAACTGCAGGTCTGTCATCAGATACGAACTGTTCAACTCTGACTGGACGCAAATACCTAACAATCCTTTGACACCTGAATACTCGGCGCAATGGGCTGTTTACCGTCAAGAGTTGCGTGACTTCATGGCGACATGGACACCAAGCAACGAAGCCGACCTACCAAATCCACCACTGCCATGAAAACGCTTATTGCTGTCGCCGTGCTCGCCATAGCACTAATGGTTGTGGTGACAAGCTGCAGTGACCGCACTCGACACACCTGCGAAACTAAACCAACAGCCACAAGGTGCGACCAATGAAACGACTCACCAACTCCGAAATCAAAGCACGACTTATCCTCATCGTCGGCATCACACTCTCGCTCACATTCGTCCTAAGTACCGCCTCACTCATATACGGACTTTTATTCGTCGTACAGCCGATTGACAAAGTTTCGCCGAATGACGAATCGGCATGGTCGCTACTGTCTCCGATGATGCTCTTTCTCACAGGCGCACTCTCAGGAATACTCGCCTCTAACGGCCTCAAGGACAAGGACAAAGACCATGAATAGACCGTACACAGGGAACAAAGACGGCAACCACCCCACACCACGCGCCGGCACGAAACGATTCGTTGAATTCTGTGAGTATTTGTTCGGTGTGAAAAACATCGGGATCTATGCGAACCGTCCGATGCGTTCAGGCCCACAACTGAGCGTTCATGCAACATGGCGAGCTGTAGACCTGAAAGGTACAAAAGCTCAACGGAAAGATCTTGTCGAGTTCCTTTTTAATTGTCGTGTAGATCTAAACATTGAAGAGATCCACGCATACGACGGGACTGGATGCCCTCTGACTGGTCTCACAAAGTGGGGAGCAGGCTACCGATGTGATCGTGACGCTTGGAAGGCTTGGACTGCCACACGCAACGGAGGAACGCCCGGAGCGGACTGGACTCATGTGGAGATCTCGCCTCTTATGGCAGACTCGCCGAAGCTCGTAGAGGAAGCGTTCGCTCGAATCTTCGCACAATGACTTGACATCTGGTCGCTCATTGGGTCAACTGACTGTGCCAAGAGAGCGCAGCACAAGCTGAGCCCCGACACTGGAGGCAATATGAATCCATTTAAGTTCCTAGGAATAGTCGCGTTCGCGTATTTCGGACTTGTGGTGATCTTCGGATCATCATCCGAATCACCGCCAGAGCCCACTATCAAAGTTCCTCAGACCGTCCAGATTGTTCCTTTGACCGATGAGCAGATCGCAGACCGTAACGCTGAGATCGCTCAACAGATAGCAGAAGAGAACGCGAGTATCTATGACGAGCCCGTAGAGACCACTACGACGCTCCCTCAGCTCGCCGAGATAGATCCCGACACTAAGTGTCAGGAATGGCTACCGCTCGCCGTAGAGATGGGATGGCCCAACCGAACCGAAGTCCTGCAGACTCTCGGTCGCGTCATGTGGAAAGAGTCGCGCTGTCAAGCCTTGGCAGTGAACGACAAGTCAGGCGACCACGGCTTGACACAGATCAATCAGATTCACGAAGAGTGGCTTTCGGAGATGGGCTGGACTCTTGAGGACATGGCAATCCCTTCATCTAACCTCCGCTTCGCATATCTGCTCTGGAACGCTCGAGAGGAAGCTGGGAAGTGTGGCTGGCAACCGTGGAGCATTTCGTGCTGAACTGGCAACTGGATGCAGCGTGTCGTGATCTGCCCGTTGACTGGTTCTTCCCTGAGCAAGGTCCAGACGCTTGGTATCACCTTCGTAGAGCTGTCGCTGTGTGCGAATCATGTCCAGTCATAGAGCAGTGTCTTAAGTATGCGCTGACCTTTGAGGCCCGATCACTGCCGGGCATCTGGGGAGGCACTTCGGAAAATCAACGAAGGGCATTACTTATCTCTGACCGACCCATCATGTAGGGTCGGATTATCCAACTAGGAAGGAAATCCAATGAACGACCCCGACGGTATGGTTCAGACGATCAGAGAGCAAGAGAAGCACATCGCAGATCTTGAGCTCCGTCTGAAACTACGAGACAAACGAATCCTGTGGTGGCAAGGTATGGCCTCCGATCTTTACGACGAGCTCATCGGCTTCTACAAGCCCGACAGCGATCCCTTCGGATCTATCACGACCACGATCAACAGATTCGAAGAAGCGGTCAAGTATGAACCCCAGTGATAACGGATATGTAGATGTCCCACACCGCTTCGCAGCTCTACTCGCTAAGTGGCCCGAGCTTCGTATCAAGGAGCATCGTCCAGAGATCATCACGATCGGCGACAAGACTTTCATCAGTGTCACGATGCAAGCATGGCGAACACCCGACGACCCGATCCCTTGTCAGGCCACCTGTTACGAAATCTTCCCGGGCCTCACTAGCTTCACTCGAAATTCCGAGATGATGAACGCGTCTACGAGTTGTCTCGGTCGCTTGGCTGGGCTCATGATCCCGTTCCCAAAGATGGCCTCACTTGAAGAAGTGCAGAATCGTCAAAGCGAACAAAAGCCCGCTAAACCGTGGGAAGCATCAGAAGGTCAAAGGCGACTACTCAGAGCTCTTGGCTATGCCGGCGAGATCCCAAGTGGACGACTCGCTTTTGAGTCTCTGGTCGCCGACTTGAAAGCGAAGCAGATGACCGCTGGAGAAGCCTTCTGATGATTCGAGTGCAAGTCACGGACCGTCTGATCGCTGAAGCGCGTGAACTCATGATCGTTCCCAATTCGGGCAACGGTAGAGCGGCTCAATACACCGAAGAGAAGATGTTGATCGGTGCTCTGGGCGAAGTCGCTCTTATTGACTACTGCTGGAATAACGAACTTCTCATCTACCAGTCCGTCGGAATGTCATCGGACCTTCAGCTGTACTCAGGCCACAAGGTGGAAGTGAAATCTCAGAAGTGCGCGAAGATGCCAGAGCTGCACTACCGCGTGATCATCGGTACGAGACAGAAGGAGACAGAGATCTCCGACTTTTACTTCTTCACGCAAGTTCAGTTTGTCGCCGGCAAGCCTGAGTGCGTGTGGCTTTTGGGCGGATGCTCGAAAGCGAAGTTTTGGCGTATGGCTTTCGGTCTGAAGGCTGGCGATCAGATCACGCGTAACGACGAGCTCGGCAATGAGACACCAATCGGTCGCACATGGCCCGAGGACACTCACCTACTCCCCATCTCACAGCTTGCACCTCCAAGTGCATCACTGAAACATTTCAAGTCCCTACAACCGAAAGAAGAAGCCCAATGAGCCCCGAACTTACTGAATGGATGCAACCCATCCGACCGATGCGAGTCCTTTTCAAGACCTCAGAAGAGAACCGTCATTATGTGTACATCTTCGCCGTCCGAACCATCGGCGAGCAGATGGAATACTTGACCATAGACGGCATCTTTATCTCTGCGCTGTCTAAGAGTGTCAACCATGCCGAGACTCTCATTGAGAACAACTGGACGAGGCTCGGATGATCCACTACCAAGTGATCGCCATGTATCGAGTCGGCACTTCACGACAACTCACCGAGAAGCAAGCGCAAGAGCTCCACACGAACCCTTCAACAGTGATGACACTGCTCAACGCTGACCAGCATCTTGACCGCTATGTCAAAGTGATCGTGGACGGTACTGTCGCCGGCTATCAGTCGTATCGGGCAGGTAAACGAGTCACGCTGCAGGATGTCTCATGAGCATCTACAGAGCGCCCAGACCCGAATCAAATTGGACTCAGATCCGTAACGAAATCATTGAGGACTCGCGTCTGACCTTTAAGGCCACAGCAGTCCTCATCTTCGTCCTGTCTAAACCTGACAACTGGAGAACCTCTACGAGGCATCTGAGCACCGTCAAGAAGGAAGGC